ATGGCGGCACCTAAAAAAGAGGGAACTATCTGGCGGCACCGCATAATGTTGGCCGGCGTTCGAACATCCGGCACGTTTGACACCAAAGCGGCCGCGCTGGCCTGGGAAGCCGAGCAGCGGGTGGCCACGCCAAAAGGAAAATTGGGCCTCACAAAGACGTGCGCCGACGCGTTCGAAAAGTACGAGCTGGAGGTGTCGAAGCAAAAGCGCGGCTATCGGTGGGAGGCGCTTCGGCTGGCCGCCATGGCGGAGACGGACCTCGGCAAGGTCAAGATGGTCGACTTGGACAGCACGCACATCGCCGCCTGGCGCGACCAGCGCCTCAAGCAGGTCGCTCCAGGATCGGTGACGCGCGAGATGAACCTGCTGTCGAACGTCTTTTCGGTGGCGCGGAAGGAATGGAAGTGGATCAGCACCAGCCCGACCGCTGATGTCAAACGGCCGAAGGCGCCGCCGGCGCGCAACCGCCTGATCTCGCAGCAAGAAATCGAGACTATGTGCCTCGCACTCGGTTGGCGGCACGATGTGGTCGACGTGGCGCCGACCACGAAGCAGCAGCGGATCGCGCTGGCGTTCCTGTTCGCGATCGAGACCGCGATGCGCGCCGGCGAGATCTGCGGCTTGAAGGCTGACGATGTCACGGGCCGGGTGGCCAGGCTGCATATGACCAAGAACGGTTTGCCGCGTGACGTGCCACTGTCAGCGCGCGCGCTTCAGATTTGGGAGATGGTGCCGGAAGGCTTCGGAGTGACGGCCGCAACGCTCGATGCGATGTTCCGCGTAGCGCGGAAGCGGGCGGGGATCAACGATATGACATTTCACGATACTCGGCATGAGGCGATAACCAGGTTGGCCAAGAAGCTGCACGTGCTTGACCTAGCCAGAATGGTGGGGCATTCCGATATTCGGCAATTGCAGACTTACTACAACGAGACAGCAGCGGACATTGCTAATCGCCTTTGAAAATTTATCGAATGGAAGGTGCCACTTATGAAAAAAAGTTTAGCAATCTTAATAGGTGTCTCGGAATATGACGACACCACCCTAAACTTGCCGCCTTGCGTTAACGATGTGCAATTAATGGAAAAAGTTGTTTTGTATGGTGGGCGCTTTACCGACGTAGTTTGTCTACCATCCACCGATGCCGCAGTTTTGAAAAATGCTTTAGCGGGAACTATTCAGCGATTCGCCCACGAAGACGTGGAAACTCTATTATTTTATTACAGTGGGCACGGCGAGTTTACCGAAAATAGTTTCCGCTTTCTTCTGAAGGACTTCTCGAAGCAAAAAGCGTCGAGTACGTCTCTTGCGATGAGTGATTTGGATCAGATGTTCCGGTCCCTAAATCCTGAGACCATGGTGAAAGTGATAGATGCTTGCTATTCTGGCGCGCCAATCATAAAAAGTTCCGAACAGTTGAGAGAAAATATATTTGATAAGGGCCTGTTCAAGAACTGCTATTTTTTATTCAGCTCACATTCTGACCAACGTTCGTATGCTGAAATCGGTTTGAGCGATTTTACTAAAAATATTGTTAAGTCAATCTCAGAATCCGAAGTTCCGGAAATTAGATTTCAGCAGTTGATTTCCTCGTTGACTGATGCATTTAGCCAGAATCAACGCCAAACTCCAATGTTTGTTACGCAGGGTTCTGGGTTACATTCGTTAGGCGAATATAGTGAAGATGCGCGTGATAAGCTTTCGAAATTTGTCGATTCTCCTTCATCGGAGGCTGTGGTCTATATCGAGGAAACAGTCGGGGAAGCCGCAGAAGTGAAAGCCCTTTCGTTGTTTGAACGGGCTTCTGCACATGCGAAAAAATATGTGTCTCGTGATACGGCGGAAGTACTATTAGACGCAGTCAAGTGCGACTTGCTCGGGGCTAAGATTGACAGTCAGTTTGCCGGGATGTATGAGGCCAAAATAGAATTCGAAGTCGATCCCAATAAAGTTCCTTTTAGAAAAGGTGTCGGAATTTGGCTGCATAATAATGCTGCTAGTGAATATTTTATGTTACCTGAATATTACGAAGAGGAATATGAAATTCCAATCTCTGAGTTCGAGCTAGTTCATATTTTTCGTAAAAAACGCACGAGAACTAGGTCAGTCGTTCACGGATTTAGAACAGGTCTACACGGTCTACCATTCGTCGCGGCATCCCTGGAAATGAATCCGCTGTTGGAGAATCTTAAGAAATATGGAATGTGGCTTACATTTGCATTGTCGAAAACCCACATTACCTTCTTTTACGCTTTCGTTAATTATTTGGAAAATGGTTGGGGGGATTATTCGGCTGAAGATGCTCAAGATTTTAATATCCAAAAATACTCCCTGACTGCATCTGCGCCACAGGAAATGGTGAGTGGCATTCTGAATGATTTTATGATTTGGGTCCGGGAACGCGCCGAAGTTGAATTGGATCGTCAGGACTTTAACTGAGGTCCTGCCGAATCCGGTAACTAGCACTGATGTTTTTCTGCCCACGTGACCACCTCGCGCGCTTTATAAAGCGCTTGAGCTCGACCTTTTACAGGGAGGCGAATCGGCTTTGGGAAGGATGGGAGCGAGATGATGTCGCTGTACACACGGTCCCTGGAACGGTGCAAATATGCCGCGATGTCGTTGGTATCCCACAACGCGATCGAGATCGGTTGCTGCGGCGCCGGCGCGGTCAGGCGCGCCAGCAGTTTTTCGAGAAGTTCGTCGGTGCTCATGTTAATCTCCATTGTTCGTTGCTGCCACGCGGTCCAGGCGCTCGATCCTGGTTGGTGTTCATGCGGCCTCCAAGTTTCGTTCGGCCGCTGGCGCGCGCGGCACCTCCTTTTTGCCGAAGGCCTGGCCCCAGTAGGCATGTGGTGCTGGGTCTTTGGCGTGGGACATCAGCGGCATGATGATCAGCATGAATTCCTGCGCGTTGCAAAACTCTACGACCAACGATGCGGTTGGCCCGGCCTGCCAGAAGCGGATAGCGCGCGCGGTTCCCTTGGCGAGCGGATGTGCCTTAGCGGCCAACTCGTGATAGCGCACGTCGATTGCGTCGGCGCCGCCGGGCAGCAGGCGGTCGAAGGGAGGCATCACCTTGCGCCAGTCGACGTAGCTGTTCGCCAGGCCGGTAGTGTTCACGATGCATTTTCCCGGCTGCAGGTATAGCTCTTCGAACGTCTGGCCTTCGGAGATGGTGAGGCGTTGCGTCTTCTCGTCGAGGGTGGCCACCGCGTCGACACTCCCACGTTTCTTCGCGCCGTGCCGCGCAGCGTCGGCATGTACGCTGAACGTCGTCGGTGCTTCGCATATGGCGGAAACGTCGCGCACGCACATCATGGTGTGGCCGTTGCAGGCGATCAGGACGGCGCCGCCATCCTCGTGTGGGGCGATGTGGATGGCGTTGAGGTAATACCGGATATCGTGCTGCTGAGCCTTGAAGGGCAGCAGGTGCTTCAGATAGGTGGCATTGAACTGGATCATGATTATCCTTAAACGGAGATACGAATTTGCTCTGCCGGCGGATGGTCGGCCGGCTCCTTTACCTGCATCGCCCGCATGCTGCCGGTGCGCAGGTTGACGAAGGCGCCGTGCCAGGTGAGCTGGCCGTGCCGGAAGAGCTCCCACAGGATGTGCAGTGCCGGCGTCACGATCGACTGATTGACGAACAGCTCCTGGCGCTCCAGTGCCTCGGCCAGGCCGCAGCTCGGTGTGTCGTCCTCGATGGCTTTCGCGTCGACCAGTTCAGGTAGCACCTCATACGGGCTTGGCAGGCGCGCGCTGCCGGCCGGGCTGGCGCTGACCGCGCGCAGTTCGCCGAACAGCACCTGGCCGTCGGCCGCGCGATTGCCCAGGTCCATCAGATACATCGGGCAGCTGCGGCTAAACGTGCGCGAGATCTCGTGCCTGGATTTGGCGCTGTCGACGCAGACGATGATGATGTCCGCGTTGAGCTTTTGCCAGTCGTAGCGCCCGAAGTACGCCTTCCAGTTCAGGCCGAAATACGCGTTGACGCGATTGATCAGGGTGTGCGCCTTGCTCGCGCCGATGTCGAACGCGCCGAAGAGTTGGCGGCCGATGTTGGCCTCGCTCACCGTGTCCGGATCGAATGCGCATACGGTCAGGCCGGGGTGGTCTAGCGCGACCATGGCATGGTTCAGGCGCGCGAGGCCCGTGAGCATTTGGGAGCCGTTGCCGCCGCAGCCTACCAGGGCGATCTTGACCTGGTGCTGCAGGAGCTTGGCGGGGATAAGGTGGGGCATGTAAATTCCGTAGGTGCGTGGGTTAGCCGAAGATCTTTTCCGCCGGCACCTGGATAGGCAGGTACAGGCCCAGCACGCACAGGCGGAACGCAACCGTCGGCATGTTCTGGTCCAGGTTGCCGAAGACGCCGGCGATCTTGACCGTGCCTGCGTCGTCCGCGTCGTCGGTTGGGCTGAAGAACGCGGCAGCGTGGCCGTGGCTGTGCAGGTCCATGGCGATGCTTTCGCTACCGTCTTCGGCCAGGTCGACCTGTTCGTACTGGATCCGCGATGCGGTCGCCTCGCCGATGATCTTGGGCATCTTGATCGACCACTGCTTCAGGTCGCTGTTCCAGATCAGGCTGGCGGCAGACTCGAGCGGCGCCGCTTCCATGGCGTGCACAGCGAACTCGCGCATCTGCTCGAGCGCCGTGCCCAGCTGGCCAAACGCCAGTTCCACTTTGTTCGCAAGCGCGCCGTACGGGATGCGCACCGAAGTGTGCTCCGCCAGACGGTGAATGAAGTGGAGCCATGGCCGGCGCACTTCCAGATACAGGCCGTCGGCGGCCAACAGGAAGCGATGGCCAGCGTCCTGCAGCGGGTGGAAGGGACTGTGCGCCGGAACCGCAGCGATCGGCGCCGCCTTCAGCAGCGCGACGTCCAGCTGGAACTTGTCGGCATCGATGTTCTGTTCGTCGACCGCCAGCACCATCGGACGCTGTTCGGCGATCGCGCGTTCGGTCTGTTCCGCAAAGGCGGCGTACGATGCGCGCGTGATGTCAAGCAGCTCTTCAAATTTGATAATCAGGTCTTGGCCGTTCATATTGGATCCTCGGTTAAATTTCGTTACGGTTGGATGAAGCGATCCGTTCGATCGCCGTTTTCAGGGTGGCCTTAGCCTGCTTCAGCGCGCGGCGCATAGCCACGGCATCGGCGTTTTCAAGCTGATCGAGCCACAGCTGGCGCATACCGCCGCGATACTTCACGGCGCCAGCGTGGTTCGGATGCGTGAAGTGACTGCGATAGAACGCATCCTCGTATTGCCCGATTGCGTCGCTGCTCGGCGCCGCCGGCATTTTGATATTGCCGACGCAGATCCTTCCGTCAGGGCTGACGTTGAAATGCGGCGAGTGGAACAGGGGCGTGCTCAAATCGGGGCGCACCGAATCGCGGAGCGCGAAGACGTGCCAGCTGTGTGGCTGTGCGACGAATACGAGCGCCGGGTGAGCGGCCAGTCCATCATGATTGCCGATGCCGCCGTCGTCGCCTTTGAACCACGTTTTGCGCACCACCGCCGGCGCCCACCAGGCCATCATGTTCGGCGCGGTGTACAGGAGGTTTTCTGGCACGAAGCCAGCGTAGGCGGTGGCCGCTTCGACGGCTTTCGCGAACTTGCTGAGGCTCGCGCGGCTCATCGGCGTACCGGCGCTGATGATCGAGCGGCTCGGCATTTCGGCGTCGACCTCCACAATATGTGTCGTTGCGTACACGCTGCCGCGACCCGATTCATACAGCAGCACGGCGGTCTTCAACTGCAGCGTTTCATCGCTGCTAGATAGCAAGCGGACGTTACTCATACAGGTTCTCCGATCAATTCAATAAGTCGCTCGGCCAGCGCCGCCAGCTGGAGGATCTGCTCGGTGCGCGCCGCGTAGTTATGAAACGCGGCACTGTTAAGTTCGAGCGGATAGCTATCGATGAATTCGACGCATTCACCACCCTGATAGGCGAGATCAACCGCTTCGTCGATCGCTTGGCCGACAACTCCGGGGCAGGTCCAGAGCAGCACCATGCATCCTCCAACCATCTCGTGGCCGGTGCGGTGCGACCCGACATCTGATGGGCAAAGCAAGAAGGTGCTGCTGGACGCGAAGGCAGATAGGGCATCGCACGCCGAAATTACATCGCGGGCGAACGGTGTCGTCGCTGCCGCCACCAAGGTGGCCTTCGGCAGAGTCTGACGTGGTGCGGTTACCCAACGTGGCATGTGCTCATAGAATCGTTCGCGGGTCATAATGTCGCTATCGCGCAGCACGTCGTCGGCCGTTTCGTAATTGTTGTCCACGCGGAATTGTTCGATCAGATCCGCATCGTTTTCCGAATGATTCCACCAGAGCCAGTCCGCCCATTCCACGGCGCGCCACGGGTCCAGCGCGTTTGGCAGATGCATGCACGTGTGCAGCAACACCGCGAGTACTTCTTGACCGAAGCCTGGCAGGAGTGCCTCAAGTTCGAGGAGGCGGCGCTGCAGCGTCCAGCGCGGAACCTCGAAATCGCTCTGCTGGCTGATGCAGAACCATGCGACTGGCGGCGAATCCTCCTGCTCGTGGCGGCCGGTGAGATCGTCCAGTTCCTGAACATGCAACGTCCACCGAAAATATTTCATCGGGTTTCTTGCATTCAGTTCGGTCCACCAGGTGCCGAGCGCCTGCTCCACCAGCTTGTGTTCGTGTGCGGCCGGCTCCGCCAGCATGCTGTCGGTGATCAGCTCGGCATCGATTAGAGCGATCGCCAGCGGCGCCGCCAAAATGGCTTCACCGGGGATGTGATAACGCGTCGGCACCTCCCTGCTGATAGTTGGGAGCGACAGGGCATGCGACATCATGGGAGCACCCCGTGTGCTGCCGCCGGCGCGAGCAGGCGAGCGCCGTCGAAATGGCTGTCCGTGGCGACGAGGCGCTGGATAGCGCGCGCGGTCGCGTCGGTTGCCTGGGCGCGCGTGATCACGTTGAGTCGCTTCTTCCCAGGTGCGAGCGTACCCGTTGCGCGCAGGCGGGCGAGGGCGGTTTCGCGGGTCAGCATGATTAGGCGGCCGATGCGGTGCAATGCTTGCCGTGCAGACCCAGCAGGCGCATGCGCGAATCGCAGTCGATCTTGATGACTTCGTTCTTCGCCAGCGATTCCTGCAGGTCTTTGATGAACTCGGCGTCACCGGCGTCGAGCCAGTTCGCGTGCAGCAGCTCCGCGACGTCGTTGATCATGTCGGCCAGGTTGGCGCCGCCCTTGGTACCCACCGCGCGGCGGAAGGTGTAGATGGTCTTGTTGCCGACCTGCTTGGGCCCTTCGATGTCGGCGCTGACGATCTCCGGATAGACGTTTGCGTAGAAGTCGCGCACCTGGGCCAGCGGCATGGACGGAAGCGGGTCGGCCAGGCGCACGCCGTTGTAGCTGAATTCGCGTTCAAGTTGTTCGATTTTCATGTGGCGACCTTAGAAGAGGTTGAGGGTCACGGTGTCGACGACGGGCGCCGGCGCGGGCGTTGGCGCGGGTGCGGGTGCTGCGGCGTCGTGCGCTGGCGATGGCGGGCTGCTGGGCGGCGACGAAATCGGTGCGGGCGCGTTGCGCGGTTTGCGCGGCGCCTTGTCCTCCTTCGACTTGTTTGCGGCGCTGCGGGGTTTGCCGTTGGTGCTGCTCTTGCCCTCCACCTCTTCTTCGTCGTCATCGTCGTTGGTGTCGGCGGCAGCCTGGGCCTGCTCGATCAGCGAACGCTTCGGCGCGTGCCAGATGCCGATGGCCGCGGCGAAATCGGCGTCGAGCTCGTCGGCGGTGCCGGTCAGCACCAGGGGCTTAAGAGCATGCGCTTTCGGCTTGTCGCCGGGATAGGTCGGAGTGATGCTGACGCGCAGCTGGCCGTCATCCTCGCCGGCGACGACGAGCATGAGCGTGGCATTTTGCGCGAGCGCTTTCAATGCGTTGAACATAGCGATCCTTCTTGGATGGTGGTGGGGTACTACAGGGTTAATCGTTGTCGTTCGCTTGCAGCTTCTTCGGATCGAACCTGGCCCGGCTGCGCATGTGCTTGCGGGCCGCCGCGTACAGCGTCGCCTTCAAATTTGGCACCTTCAGCATGTCGTCCAGCGACATCGAGATGCGGCACTTGCGGTGCGCGATCTCCAGCGCGGCGCGGTCGGGTTCGATGCGGGCCATGGTCAAAGTCTTGAGTGGTCAATTCGTGGCGGCCGCTGCTTATTCGGCGAGGCCTGCGGCGCGCATTGCGTCGTCGAACGCGATCGCCTGCGGGAAGTTGGGGTTCGGCTCACGCAGGAAGATGATCGCGTCCGCCGGCAGCGGCTGCGTGTCGTGGTCGAAGTCCAGCGCCTGGACCTTGCCGTAGTGCGCGCACAGTGCCTGGGCGTTTTTGGTCTTGCCGCAGCCGGCGGGGCCGTGAATTATTACTGCCCTGTCCGACGTGTTTTTCTTCTTTGCCATGGTGGTGCTCCTGCTGATTAGAGTGGTTTGACAGAAATGCCGCATGCATCGAAGTGCAGGGCGATGAAGTCGCCGACGTCGCCGCTGCCGGCGCCGATGGCGTAAAACTTGATGGGGGCTTGGTCGGGCAGGCAGACCGTGACAGCGAAGGTGGTCATGAGGCCAGCCGAATTGTCATGACGCGTGCGTACGTGGCCTTTCCCGCTTCGAGTTTGGATTGCCAGTACTGAGGATCGAGGCCGTCGTCGACCGACGCCTGAAATTTCCAAATCTGCAGTTGTAGCGCGACGAGAATTTCTTGCGTGTCCGCCTCGGTCAGGGCGTTCAGTGCTGCTCGGCGGGTCGTGGGTGGCATATCTTCTCCATCAGCAAGTTGCTGTAATGGAGGGATATTAGTCGGACTGCTTATTGTTGTCAACAGTCAGACTAATAATTTAGTATGAGGTTTTGCTGTTGCCGTTGTTTTTTCTAGAACGGGACGGGTCTATCGACCTGAGGCCTATGATGATCCCGCCAGGGCAGTTCATCTGCGTTTAGCAAACAGATAAAATTATTGAGATCAAAATACGCGTAGCTTCTGGAAAAGCCGTGCACGCGCGGTGAGAGCAAAACGATTGGTAGGGTGGGAAAAATCCTCGCTGCGTCTTTGATAACTCGCCGCGCATTGTCTGGATAAGTTTGATCAGATTCCACCAGAATGACGGCAAGGGATACGCCCCGCACTACTACCGTCGCAGCCCTTAGTGTTTGCATGGCATGGTAAAACGATTCACAGGCGGTCCCTGAAATTTCGCGGTTCGAATCGCACGACACGGCCGACAACGTTACAGTCGCCTTGTTTGCAAGGTTCTGGCCTGAATTCGGGATTTTCTGAAGCCAGCCACCATTCGCGTCGTTCGTACTTCAGACGCTTAATTACCGCTTGGCCATTGTAATTTAAAGCAAAAACGCCGCCATTCACGCGCGCACGGTCATTAATATTGATGACCGCGATGTCTCCTTCATACATCAGGGGCACCATGCTATCACCTTTAACTTTTATGCCTAGGAGTGACTGTGGGTCGAGGTCATTCTCCTCCACCCATTGTCTCGGCACGTGAAGTTTACCGCCATCTTCAAACGCATCCTGCGTCTCGAAGCCCGTGACTCCCGCCTGCAGGTGTAGGGCAACCATTTTTATTCCGACTGTCTCTGGCGCCATGTCGTCGTCATCGGTAATGCCCCGTGCGCCTGGGAATGCTAATGCGCCGCCGGAGTCATCAACGTTTGTGATTGCATCTGAAAGTTGCGAGATTTGTTGAGCCAGCGTTGTGCTGAAGTCGCCGACCTGCACGCCAAGTAAATGCGCAAGCTTGAGCGCGGCATCGACGTTCAGCGGGATTTTCCCGTTGAGGTATTGCGCTAGCGCGCTCTGACCGAAACCAAGATATTCGGCTGCGGCCTCTTGAGACGGCGGCAGGCGGGCATCACGACGTGTTTGTTGCCACTGAAGAAATAACGACTTCAGCTTTGCGGCGTCGGTGAGTTGTTGTTGGGATAGGGGAAGGGCTGGCATCTGTCAACAATATAAGGAACACTAATAAAATTCAATTAGTCAGACTGTTGACATAGATAAGCAGTCAGACTAATATTTGACGTATGAACTCAATCTCTTCGATACGAGCGCGACTCGGCGTGACACAAATGGTGATGGCCGATGCTTTGGCCGTGACGCAAGGTAACGTTTCCCATTACGAGCGGGGGCAGCGTATGCCTCCAGATGTTGCGGCCCGGCTAATTCGGTACGCGCAATCAATGGGACATCGCGTCACTTTTGATGAGATATACGGGATGTCTGCATTGGAAGACATGCAGCAAAACCCGTCCGGGTGTGCTTCGAATCCTCTTCAAAGTTAATAGAGCGCGACGTATTTCGCCGGCACTGAAGCGCTGGCTCTTTTTTTGCCCAAGAGATTGCCTCTAGGAAATTGATTTCACAAGGGAATGACATGAATAAGAACAACAAGCCCGCCGCCTGGCGCGGCAAAACCTCTCGCGTGAAGTTTCCCGGTGGGACGTCCATGCGCCGAGCCAAGCGCTCCAAATCATTGTGTGCTCCGCTGGCGCCGCCCACACCGAGGTCGCTCTGGATGCGGCTAGGGGATTGGTTGACGTGGGACGGTAAATCGCGAATAGGTCCCGGAATTGGGTAGCAGCCGAATTCAGGTTTGGAGAGCAAATAGGGGCGCATTGGGATTTGGGTTTGTCGATTATCAATGAGGCAATCGTATAGCGCGGTGGCCAGGTTTACAACGTAGGGAATGGAAGGAATACCTGTGAGCGATTTCACGCAGTCTTTTAAGGACATGATCACCGTGCACGGCTGGAATGGCACTGCCGCCACATTAGGCATGAAGCGATCTTCGCTGGAGGCCCGTGTGTACGAGCTGAACGGGCACGGCATGCGCGTCGAGACCGCGATGATGGTGCAGGCATATTCCGGGACGACCTTGTTCGCCCAGGCCGTGGCCGCAGCGTCGGGGGGAGTCTTCATTGAATTGCCGACTGCTGGCCCGCTGGATGGCGTCGAACTGGAAAGTAAGTTCCACGAACTGTACGGCGAGATCGGCGACCTGTCGCGCGAGTACCGCGCGGCCATTGAGGATGGAGAGATCGATGCGCGCGAGCGCGTCAAGCTGCAACGCATCGAGGGTGCTATGCACAAGACGATGAAGGAGCTGATGACGACGATGTTCCGCGTTTATTGCCGCAGGCCTGCGGATGCGGCCGCGCGTGAGGTGGCGAAGTGAGCCAGGGCGTGCTTGTCGCAGTCCCTGGCTCAAGCGGAGGCGCGTATCTCGATCTGGTTCTTGCAGAGCGGCGTGCCCGGCTCGCTGTATTGCAGTGCCATCTAAAGGCCGCTTTGGTGGCCAGCGATGGCGAGCTGACGGATTCTATCGTGCGGCTGGAGGCAGAGTCCAGCCTTCTAGCTCTTCGGATAGAACAAATCGAAGGTGCTCGAAGCTCATTCCAATGACATCGCGCGGGAGCCACGAGAATTTATGGATCAGGTAGAAGTGCACCGCGTCGATACCTTTGACGGACCTATAGCCCTCGCGTTCGGCGATAACGTCGCCGAACACTTCGAGGCCGTAGTTCAAGCCGCCGGACGCTTCATGATAACGACGCTTGTTCTCGTAAATTTCCTTTTGCATATTCGTTTTCCAGGTGACGTTAATAAAGTGACAGCAAACAATCTTCTCACACTTGGGTCGGCGGTTGCTGGAAGCCCGAACGGGGTCGCCAGCGAATGAATTATTACCCCCATCACATCGGCGACTTCAATAGCGAGACCAGGCATTGCAATCGCCTGGAGCGCAGCATCTATCGCGACATGCGCGACTTGTATTTCGAGCTGGAAGCACCGTTGCCCGCCGACGAGTCGAAGCTGTTCCGACGCCTGCTCATCATTTCGCCTGAAGAGCAAGATGCGGCGCGCCAAGTGCTGGCGGACTTCTTCGTACTGACTGAACCGGGCTGGTTCAACCAGCGCTGCCAGGACGACATCAAGAAGTATCAGGAGGGTCTGGAGAAGGCGAGCGCTGGAGGCAAGGCCCGAGCGGCGAGACGTCAGGCGGCGCCGGCATCGGATCCGATGCAAGGCGCGCAGGCACCGCTTGACCTTGATCCGATAACTAGCGAGCAGGTTGCGCGCACGGTGCGCGAACAGTGCGCGCAGGATGCGAGCAGCATGCGCGAAGGTGCTAACCAGAACCAGAACCAGAACCAGAACCAGAACCAGAACAACCCCGCAGCACAGCCAACACAAATCGAAGACTGCGCGCGCGGCGCAACCCCGGCCGAGTTGAGCATCGCGCTGCGCCAGCAAGGCATGCGCTGCCAGCCGGCGGATCCTCGGCTGTTCGAGCTGTCGCGGCAAGGCCTGACGGTGGAGACCGCGATTTCGGCATACACCGAGGCGAAGAAGACGAAGGGCGGCGAGGAGATCAAGCTGGGCTACCTGGTGGCGATTCTACAGCGCTGGTGCGCGGAGGCGGCGCAGCTGCGCGTGACCGGCGCGCTGCCGCCAGCGCGGGCCTCGCCGTCCGGCGAATCGGCCAAAGACCGCGAACGACGCGAAACCCTGCAAGGATTGACTGGAGACGACGAACATGCACGACAGCCTCGATTTATCGACATCAACACCGTGGCCGGCTGAGGCCATACCCAAGCACTGGATCGAGAGCCTGTTCAAGAAAATGGCTTTCACCTACGGCACGAAGCTGGCCGACCAGTGGCGCGGCACCGACACCGCTGGAGTGAAGCAGCATTGGGCGCTTGAGCTCGGTGCGCTTACCAACGCGCAGCTGTGCGCTGGCGTCGCCGCGCTGAACACCCGGCCATGGCCGCCCACGCTGCCGGAATTTATCGCCATGTGCAGGCCGCCGGTAGATCCGATCGTGGCGTTTCACGAGGCGGCGGAGCAGGGTGCTCGGCGCGATCGCGGCGAACCGGATACGTGGTCAACGCCAGCGATCTATTGGGCCTGGGTCCGTGTCGGCCGGCGCGAGGTTGCGACGCAGCCGTACGCTGTGCTGCGGACTCGCTGGGAAGCCGCGCTGATCGCCGAGCTGGGGAAGGCTGAGATTGAGCAGGTGCCGGCGCCGGCGCCGCAGCTGCCAGCGCCCGGGAAGAGCGCGACGGCGCCGGCCAAGGCGAGGGAACTGCTCGCGCGGATGAAGCTCAAGGACCAGAACACGAAGCCCGAGGGCGACGGCCGCAAATGGGCGCGTGACGTGCTTGCGCGCGGCGACGCGGCGTCGATCCACTGCGTGAAGATAGCGCAGCAAGCGCTGGGGATGCGCTGATGGCCATTGACGTGCGACAGGCAATCGTCGGGCTGACCTCGACCGTAGTCGGGGGCCAGAAGCAGGTGCGGTTCGCCACCAGGGTGGCGCTGACGCGCACCGCGAAGAGGGCTGAGCTGGCGGAGGTGCGCGAGATGCGGGATGTGTTCCGCAACCCCACGCCCTTCACGCTCAGCAGCACGTTCACGCGGCCTGCCACGACGACCAGGCTGGAGGCCGAGGTAAAGCTGAAGGACGATTCGACCAAGGCTGTGCCGGCGTCGAAGTTCCTCGCCGCACAAGTGAGCGGCGGTCAGCGAAAGCTCAAGCGCTTCGAGGTGGCGCTGACCGCTGCTGGCGTGATGCCGGTGGGCTACCGCGCAGTGCCGGGGCAGGGCGCCAAGGTGGACAACTACGGCAACATGAGCCGAGGGCAGATTGTGCAGATCCTGGCTTTCTTCCGTGCCTTTCCCGAGATGGGCTACAAGGCCAACATGACCGACAAAGGCAAGGCCCGCCTCGCGCGCGGCAGCAAGCGCGTGCAGGGCTTCGTCTACTTCGTCGGCACTCCAGGCGATCGGCTGCCGTTTGGCGTCTATCAGCGCATCAACTTCAATGGCGGCACGGCCATCAAGCCGGTGCTGCTGTTCGTGCGCTCAGCCCTATACCAGCCCATCTTCGACTTCAAGTACGTGGTCGAGCAGACGGTCAAGACCGACTTCGACGGCGAGTTCACGCGCGCCTTCCGCGAAGCGCAGGAGACCGCCCGATGACCAGCCGTCAACCCCGCGCCCGGGGCATTTTGATGTGTCAGGAGCAACAGACCGATGGGTCGAAAGTTGCATCAGTGGCAACATCAAATATTTCCCCAAGGTACTCCCCAGCACTGGCTGTCAGGGGTAATTCGAACCCTGACTTCGCGCTAGTCACAGGCCCATTCCTAGGGGGTTGTATTGTCAGATCGTGACCTGACCAAGCCTATGACTCAGGCGGATTTCGGTTCGCTGGTCGGCATCAGCCAGCAGGCTGTCGGCAACCTGGTGGGACGCGGCGTGTTGGATACGAGCGCGCCGGGCTTGCAGGTGCTGCACGCCTACTGCTCGCACTTGCGCGAGCAGGCCGCCGGCCGCGCCGCCAGCGGCGATCTGGACTTGGCGACTGAGCGGGCCGGGCTGGCGCGCGAGCAGCGCATCCGCGTGGCGCTGCAAAATGCGGTCTCGCTGAAGGAGCTGGCGCCGGTGGCGCTGCTGGAGGAAGTGCTGTCCAAAGCCGGCGCGCGCATCGCCGGCATGCTCGACGCCATACCCGGCGGCGTGCGGCGCCGCGTGCCGGCGCTGTCGGCCGAGGAGATCTCGACCATCGGCGCCGAGATCGCGCGCGTGCGCAACATCGTGGCGGCCATGTCGCTGGCCGATCTGCGGGATGAGGAGGCGACCGACGACGTTGACGAGTCGACCGAAGAGGAGATCGATCCGTGAGCAACATGTACGAGGTTGTCAACTGGAAATCGCAAGAGCTGGCCTCGACGCTGGCGCGCGGGCTGGGCGCCTTCGGCGTGCCCGAGCCGATGACGCTGGAGGAGTGGTCACGCGCGAACTTTTACCTGTCGAAAGAATCGTCGTACGTCGAACAGGACTGGCGGCCATGGCCGTTCCAGCGCGCCATCATGGCGTGCATCAGCAACGACGATATCCGTTTCATCGACTTCATGAAGTCGGCGCGGGTCGGCTACACGAAAATCCTGCTGGCCGCGATCGGCTACTTCGCCGAGCACAAGCGCCGCAACCAGGTGCTGTGGCAGCCGACGGACGGTGACAACGACGAGTTCGTCAAGACCGAGCTGGACACCATGCTGCGCGACGTCAAGGTGATGGCCAAGGCGATGCCGGCCCACATGGCGCGCAACAAGGACAACACGCTGGCGCAGAAGAAGTTCTTGGGCTGCCTGCTGCACACGCGCGGCGGCACCGCAGCGCGCGCGTACCGCCGTATCTCGGTGGACGTCGCTTTCCTCGACGAGCTTGATGCGTTCCTGCGGGACATCGAGAAGGAGGGCTCGCCCGATAAGCTGGCGGCCAAGCGCGTCGAGGGCGCGACCTTCCCCAAGATGGTCACCGGATCGACGCCGAAGCTGTCCGGCTTCTCGCTGATCGAGGACCGCTACAACGGCGCCGACGAGCGCTTCAAGTACGCCATTCCGTGCCCGGGCTGCGGTCTGTTCCATCCGCTGGTATGGGGGAAGAAAGACGAGACGACAGGGTTTAAGTGGGTGAACGGCGACCCGACATCGGCGCGCCACCTTTGCCCGAACCAGGAATGCGGCCTGTTGATCACGCAGGCCGAATACCTGGCGGTGGCCGAGCAGGGGCGCTGGCAAAACGCCGACGGCAGCATCACCATCGACGCCGCCGGCGTGTTCCGCAACGGCGCCGGCGCTGTGATCGCGCCGCTAGAGCACATCGCCTTCCATGTCTGGACCGCGTACAGTCCTGCGGCGACCTGGGCGAACCTGGTCGACGAGTTCCTGGAGGCCTTCGAGAAGGCGCAAAGCGGCGACATCACCAAGCTCAAGACGTTCACCAACACCACGCTGGGCCTGCCCTGGGCGCTGGAAATGGAGAAGACCGACGCCGAGCAGTTGAAGGAGCGCGCCGAGCCGCACACCTTCGGCACGGTGCCGCGCGGCGGCCTGCTGCTGCTGGCCGGCGGCGACACCCAAGACAATCGCATCGAGATTACCGTGCGCGCCTACGGGCGCGGCTGTGAGACCTGGCAGGTCGATTACAAAATCTTTTACGGCAACCCGTCGGAAGACCAGGTATGGCAGGACGTTGCCGAGTACCTGTTCGAGACGGAATTCCAACACGCCGCCGGCACCAAGCTAAAGATCCACGCCAGCTCAATCGACAGCCAAGGCCACCACACCCAGGCTGTGTACAACTTCGTGCACACGCACGCGGCCAGGAAAGTCTTCGCCGTGCGCGGCAGCTCCGGGCGAGAGAAGCACATCAAGGATGGTGTCTCCCGCGTCGACATCGACTGGCGCGGCAAGGTCCGCAAGCGCGGGATGATGCTGTGGCGCGTCGGAACCAACTTGGCAAAAGATCTAATTTATGGCCGCCTCGGTATCGAGCGCGCCGGGCCCGGCTACATGCATTTTTCAAAGGACGCGAGCGATGAATTCTTCAGGCAAATGGCGGGCGAGGCTCGTGTTGAGCGAGCTACCGCCTACGGAAAGGAATCGCGCTGGACGGCGATGCGCAAACGGGTCGAGGCCTGGGATTGCACCGTCTACCTGGTATGGCTCGAAACGCACCTCGAGCTGGCGAAAAAAACGGCGAAATTCTGGGACCAGCTGGAGGCGGAAGTTCAGCCGGCGATAGATGACCTGTTCAACACACCGATGACCATCAGCATGCCGGCCGCGTCGACGCCGCCACCTGCACCTACGCCGGTGGCCACGCGGACGGCAGCGCCGCTGCGCTCCCAGTCCGCCAGCAGTTCGTTCGCATCCGACGATTGGTCAAGTAGAGGATTTAAATGAATCAAGAACAACAGTACGACATCGTCAGCGCCATGATCCAGGAGGCGCGTGCCTTGCTGGGCGCGGAGGTGTTGGCGGACGACGTCGTTTGCAAGCTGGAGGCGCGCTTGCGGCGGGATTGGGGCGGCCAGGCAGTGTACGTCAAGAAGATCGCCGTCGATGTCGAGGCCCGCCGTCAGGCGATCCGCGCGCGCTACAACATGACCAACCGGCGCGAGCTGCAGGCGGAGTTCGGGATTAGCCGCGGCCAGTTTTACAAGGACCTACGCAGCGCGGACGAGGCTGCAGGTGTCTCCTCTTTCCGTAGAAAAGAGACTCGGCACACGGTAACTTCAGGCGTCCAAACCGAGGAATGACCTATGACCCCCGCCGAAATGCTCGCCAAGTACATGACCGCCGAAGCCGCTATCCTCGAAGGCAAGGAGGTGCGCTTCGGCGATCGCGCCCTACGCATGGAGGATCTGAGCGAGGTGCGCGCGGGCCGTATCGAGTGGGAGCGCCGCGTTGCCGCCGGGGCGAGCCAGGTCGCCGGCCGGCCAACCTTCGGCGGCCTCGGCTACTCGCTTGCTGATTTCCGGGGTGAGCAATGACGCCGGCAGCGCCCACGATCCAGCTCAACCTGCTGGACCGCGTCGTTTCCGCCATCTCGCCGAACGCGGGGCTGCGGCGCCTGCACGCTCGACATGTGCTGAACCAGTACGAGGCAGCCAAGCCATCTCGTCTGCGAAAATCGGCGCGAGACAACCGTTCTCCGGACGCACAAGTGCAGCAGGGCGCCGTCGCGCTGCGCGGCCTGGCGCGCAACCTTGAGCAGAACCACGATATCGCGCGCGGCGCGCTACGCACGATGGTCAACAACGTGATCGGCCCCGGCGGCATCGGCATTGAGCCGCAGCCGCGCCGTCGCGATGGCTCGATCCATGAAGAATATGCGCTCGCACTGCGCGAGGGCTGGCGCAATTGGTGCCTCAATCCTGAGGTCACGCAGAAGCACCACTGGGCCAAAGTGCAGCGCCTGGTCTGCAACACCTGGTTCCGGGACGGTGAGTGCTTCAACCAGCGCCTGAAGGGCACGGTGCCTTCGCTCGATCACGGCACACGTGTGCCGTATTCCCTGGAGTTGATGGAGCCTGATCTGGTTCCGATGGATCTATTCGACGAATCGAAGGGCATCCAGCAGGGCATAGAGCGCAACACGTGGGGGCGCGCTACCGGCTACTGGTGCTACAAGGCCTTCCCAGATGGTATCAGCTGGTCGAAGCGGAACTACGACGTCAAGCGCGTCGCCGCCGCCAACATGCACCACATCGCATCGGTCGATCGCATCGGCCAGCTGCGCGGCGTGTCGATCTTCGCCAGCGTCATCACGAGGTTGGAGGACATCAAGGACTACGAGGAATCTGAGCGCATCGCCGCGAAGGTGGCCGCGTCGCTGACCGCGTATGTGAAGCGCGGCGGACCGGAGAACTATGGCGATGTGAATGTTGAAGCTCCGCAGCGCGGCGGCGCCCCGCACATCGGCATGTCGCCGGGCATGATTATCCAAGATCTTCTGCCTGGCGAGGAAATCGGCATGATCGATTCGAATCGCCCGAACCCCAACCTGATCACGTTCCGCAGCGGCCAGCTGCGCGCCGCCGTCGCCGGTATCGGCGCCAGCTACTCCAGCGTCGCACGCGACTACAACGGCACCTACTCCGCGCAGCGTCAGGAACTGGTCGAGCAGTGGATCAATTACGCCGTGCTCACAGACGATTTCGTCGGCCAGTACGTACAGCCGGTCTGGCAGGATTTCGTCCAGATCGCGCACATCTCCGGCGTCATCAAAGCGCCCAAGGACGTCGATCCGGACACGATGGAAGATGCTCTGTTCGTCGGTCAGTCGATGCCATGGATCGATCCGCTGAAAGAGGCGATGGCCTGGACGGCTCTGGTGCAAGCTGGCTTCGCCAGCGAGGTCGAAGTGATGCGCAAGCGGGGCGCCAACCCGCGCGACGTCCTGGAACAGATCAACGCGCATCGCACGGCGATCGGGAAGATGGGCCTGTACTTCTCGTCCGATTTTGCCAACGTCATGAAGCAACCGGCGGCGCCGCCCGAGCCAGCCGCAGAACAAAATAACGCAGATTCCTAGAAAGGGAAAAATTATGATACAGCCAGTTGTAGCCAACACCGCCGCCGGACTGCCGCACCCGAGCGATCCTACGTTAAAGATCCCCATGGTTTCGGTGGTCGGCGCTGATGGTATGCCCACAGGGCCCAACGTGGTAACCGACACGACAGGACAGTTCGCTTTTGATCTCAGTTCGCTCGCGAGCGCGCCGCACTACGACGTGGCCGGCAACATGGACTACGTGACCTATGGGCCAGATCGCAACGGCCGGTCGATCCGCCAGACGTCTACGTGGATGAATGGCGTTTGGATGGGTGATAGCGGCTGGGTGCTGGTATGACGCCGGGCATGTTTCGTCAACTGGCGGCTAAAGTTGGTTTGCCTAAGCTGACAGGAAGTACATTCAAAGCAGGTGGGAAACGAAGCGTGGCCATCTTTGGTCCGGCCGCTGCACTCGCACAAAAAGCGTTGGCCGACCAGATGGCAAGCCTGCGAGCCGGGATCGATACCTACAACGCCTCCGCAAGATTCGTAGAAATTTGGGGAGATACGGTCAACTGGACGAAAGGAAACGCGGCGTGGCAGGTAAGCGGCGGAAAGATGTATGCCGGCCCGGTTCAAGGCGGCGGCTCCAACGGCAATCGCGCGTTCGCGGTTGCCGCGACGGACCCGCTGCGTTGGTCCGTGTCGTTCATGCTGCCCGCCGCCGCAGGGACCGGCTCGGTGATCATTGGCTTCGACAATAACGCCCCCGGCGTAGCCCCGAGCAACGGAGCGTCGAGCGTGTCATTTGGGTTGGAGTTCAACCTGACGCAGGCTACCGGCATTCGGCGATATCTGAATGGCGTAGTGGGCGGTCTATTCGGCTACCCTGGTGGCGGGAACTATTCGGTGCATTACATCGGTGACGCCAACTGGCTTTCCTACGCTATTTTCAACGACGACACTGGCACCGAGTCCTACTACGGACGCGTGCTGCGTTCCACCATCGTGACTAACAACCTGTTCTTGTTTAATGCGGACAGCCGGCAGCTTGCAGGCGCCTCGATCAATGCGTGCAGCGCCCGCGCCGCTTTGCAACCTGGCATTGCAGGTGGCGCCAGCAATGCCGGCCGCTTTTCTCAGTACACCGCCAGCGACGCAGCCGGCACCGTCAATTATCACATTTGGGGGCCCGCGGGCTATGACCCGCGAACGCCAGTGCCCCTGGCGATTCTCTTTCATGGCGACGGCGGCGACGAGCACAGCTTCCTTGCTGCGGGGGTGTTACCCCTTAAGGAAGCGTTGGTCGCGGCCGGTTTCTTGGTCGTCGCCGGAGGTATCGCGGGGAACAAGTCGACTTGGGGAGGGCCATCTTCGATCGACGCGTACGTGAGCCTCTATCAATATGTCAGCGCCCGTTACACAATCGGACCGGTGGTGATGCTCGCGCAGTCGATGGGCGGTATTGAATCGCTCAACGTGCTCGCATCCAAACGGATTCCCGGCGTGGTGGCGTGGGCCGGCTATTCGCCAACCGCAAACTTGGCCCGTGCCTACGCGACTACTTGGACGGCGAAGATTAATGCCTCATATGGGATCACTGGTATCGGACAGGCGACTTATGCGCTGTGCACGGACGGCTATGATCCGCTACTGCAAACCGACCCGCACGCTTTCCAGGATGTCCCGATGATGTTTGTCGCGGCCACCGATGACGCCCTGGTTCCCCGTCAATTTAATACGGAGGCACTAAAGGCCAAAGTCGCGGCCACGGCAGCCGAGGTGATTGACGTTCCCGGCGTTACTGGAGGTCACGGCTTCGATCTTACACCTTACTGTCCGCAAATAATCGCGTTCCTGAATCGCTACGCGAAACCTTAGTAACGGTGATGACGAAATTTAACTAAAGAGAACTCTAAGCAAGCGCTGGCGCGATTAGTTTACGCCAGCGCACGTATACCTTAGATACGTCTCGTTAGGTGTAATAGCCGTCGCGTTCAAAGTGCCATCATCAGGCAACTGGCCCGAAGATAGATTGGGTCCAACGATGGTGTACTGGTCCATATATTATTTGGTTATCTACCCACCTATAAGTTACCAGCTGGAGCGCGAGGAGTCTCGCAAGAATATCCATGGTATCAGACTCGTTTAGCCCAAAAAGGCGCGACGTAGTATGTAGGTTCAAAGTACTGATGGCATTCGAAGGATCTTGGAGTTTCAGCCAGCGCTTTGGTACGCCGTGCGTCCACCAAAACTCCGGCTCCAGTGGATAGGGGCCATGCGTATCACGGACGTGGTCAGGTCGTACCACATCCTCGTTCCAGCTCTGAGCCTCCTGCTCCAATTGGTAGAGCATTGCTGCCGGAAGTTTGGCGAGGAAAGGTTCGACCGAATCACTGGCTCGCTTGTTTGAATCAATTATCGCAGTCGCGCTGACCTGAAGCTCATCGATCTGCTTTGATAGGCTGTCAGATACTTGTCGGCGAAGCGCGTTCGATTGTTCTAACGTAAAGCGCCTTTTGTTTTGCGCCCAAGCTTTGGCAGATTCGTGCTTGTTCTCGAAATAGCCGGTGGCCGCAGTCGTCAAAATCGATAGTACCGGCAGTACAAACGAATATAGCAAGGCCCCAATCAGTGGATATCCAATTAGTCTCAATAGAGGTGCAGTGTCTGGCCCGTAGAGCGTAGTTTCAAGAAAGCTTATTTTGTTCGAGTAGTGCTCTTTGCTGATCACTACCAAGACAGCTTTATAGTTTGTAATCAGCCAGGAAATAACAAAAGAAGTGAACAGCGGATTACTTATTCGCGCAGTAACTGCGTCAACGAATTCCGAAAATTTTTCCATAAATTCCTCAAATTGTTCAGTAGCGACAATATGACCTGATATTGCGTGAGTGGCAATCACTTGGCCGAAAATAAACTTATGGCGACTTAGCACATGCAGATGCTGTGCGCACTGCGTTCGTTGTCAATTGCTCTCGGCCTGTCCTTTAATTCCCGCGAAGAGTGGGGTTTGGTAAAAAAACAGTCTCCTCTTTACGTAGAAATGAGACTCGTCAAACTGGAAACTGTGCGTACCCAATAAGGAACGCACATGCCAACACCCACCGCACAAACGAAAGAACCGGCCAAGTGGTACACGATCCGCGCATCGGCTAAAGCTGTTGCCGGCGCCGTTCAAGCCGCGACCAGCGCCGAGATTCTGATCTACGGCGACATCGGCGAAAGCTGGTACGACGACACCGTCGCCGCCAAGGACTTCGTTCGTGAAGTCGGCGCGCTGGACGTCGATGCGATCACGGTCCGCATCAACAGCTTCGGTGGCTCCGTCACCGACGGCATCGCCATCTTCAACGCACTCAAGCGCCACAAGGCCACCGTCACCACCGTGGTCGACGCGATCGCTGCGTCGGTCGCGAGCCTGATCGCCATGGCCGGCGACACGATCGAGATGGCCGAGAACGCTCTGCTGATGATCCATGCGCCGTGGCTGCAATACGTGTCCGGCAACGCGGTCGATCTGCGCGAATACGCGGACATGCTCGATACCTATTCCGACGCGATGGCCACCAGCTACGCCTCGCGCTCGAACGACAAGGCCGGCACCCTGGCCCTGCTACAAGACGGCAAGGATCACTGGTACACCGCCGAAGAGGCGCTGGCCGCTAAGTTCATCGACCAAGTGGTCGCCAGTCTGCCGATCGCAGCCTCAGCCCATATCAAGCCTTTCATCCAAGCGCGCTATGCCTCGTTCCCCGAAATAGTGGAATCGGCGGCGCCCGTCGCAGCAGCTTTACCCACCCCCTCGAAGGAGAGCACCACCATGACCATTCCAGCTCCAGCGGCAGCAGCTGCTCCAGCTCCAGCCGTCGACGCCACCCAGGCCGCAGCGAGTGCCGCAGTAGTTGCAGCCCTGGCAGCGGACAAGACCCGCCGTACCGACATCACCACCGCGTTCGCAAAATTCTCGGCACACGAAGGCATGTCGGTCATACAGGCCGCCTGCCTGGATGACCAGGCCTGCACGGTGGATCAGGCCAACGCCAAAATCCTGGCCCATCTGGGTAAGGATTCGGGCCCCATCGCCGGCTCCCACATCATCACGCTGGAAGATTCGCGCGACAAATTCCGTGCGGGCGCTGCCGCCGCATTGATGGCGAAGGCCAAGCTGGGCAAGGACGACAGCGCCAACAACTTCCGCAGCTACGGCCTGATGGACTTGGCGCGTGAATGCCTGGCCCACGCCGGCGTCAACGCACGCGGCATGGATAAAATGACGCTGGTTGCAGCGGCATTCACCCATACCGGCAGCGACTTCCCTTTGCTGCTGCAGAATGTCGCAGACAAGGCCATGCTGAAGGGCTACCAAGAAGCCGAGGAAACGTTCCAGAAATGGACGTCCAAGGGTACTCTGGGCGACTTCAAGCCTGGCAAGCGCGTCGACCTGAACTCGTTCCCGGCGCTGGCTAAAATCCAAGATGGCGGCGAGTACACCTACGCGACCGTTGGCGATCGCGGTGAGACGGTACAACTGGCCACCTACGGGAAAATGTTCCCGATCACCCGTCAGACGATCATCAACGACGATCTGGACGCATTCTCGAAAATCCCGCGCTACATGGGCCGTGCGGCAATCCGCACCATCGGTGACTTGGTGTACGCGATTCTGACCAGCAATCCGGTGATGCGCGACAACGTCGCCCTGTTCCATGCGAACCACAAGAACCTGATGGGTGGTTCGGGCATCAGCACCGGCTCGGTCGATGCGATGCGCGTGCTGATGGGCAAGCAGACCGACGGCAACGCCGTCCTGAATATTCGCATGGCGCAGCTGCTGGTGCCGCTGGCACTGGAAGGCACCGCCAATGTCGTGCGCGACAGCGAATACGAAGTGGGCGCTGCGACCAAGAACAACACCACGCCGAACTTCGTGCGCAATACGTTCGAAGTGATCTCCGACGCCCGCCTGGACGCCGCGTCCGCGACCGGCTGGTACGGCACCGCGAACTCCAGCGTCACCGACACCGTTGAAGTGAGCTACCTGGACGGCGTCGAGACGCCGACGCTGGAACAGCAAAACGGCTGGAACGTCGACGGTGTCGAATTCAAGGTGCGCATGGACGCCGGCGTCGCGCCGCTGGACTTCCGCACCATGGTCGCCAACCCAGGCGCGTAATCGCTTCATTGCCGTCCGCGTTCGCGGGCGGCTTAACTTCCTTAGGAGCCATTCATGGCAAAGAACTTTGTTCAAGAAGGTGATGTGTTGAGCTACACCGCTGGCGGCGCGGCGATTGCCAGCGGCGCTGTTGTGTTGATCGGCGCGCGTATCGGCGTCGCGCTGGGCGACATTCCGGCCAACGGTACCGGCACCGTCGCCGTCACCGAGGTCTGGCAGATCGCCAAGCTGGTGACCGATGTTGTCGCCCAGGGCGCGGATCTGTACTGGGATGCGGCCAATAGTCGGCTGACCACCACGGCAGGCGGCAACACCAAGGCCGGCTACGCCGCCGCCGCCGCCGGCAACGGCGTGACCACGGTCAGCATCAAGATCAACGCCTGACCATGTTCAGCGCGCTCGAAGCCCGAATCAACCAGGTCGCCATGAAGAAACTGGCCAACGCGCTGGCGCGGATCGGCGGCGTGGATGTGCCGGTGATTTTCGACGCGGAGTACAAGCAGGGAAACGTCGGCCCGGTCGGCATGGGCGCGGCGGATCCGCAGATGGTGATCAGCAGCGCCGATGTGCCGTCCGACTTCATCGGCACCGACATCACGATCAACGGCAAGGCGTGGAAGGTTGCCGACCGCCATCCGGACGGCCAGCTTGATGCGGGCTTGACGCTGATCTTTTTGGAGCGGCCATGACCACGGCGCACCGCGCGATTCGCCAGGCGATGGTCGACCGGCTGAAGGCGGCGCCGGCTCTTGTTGGCGGCCGCGTCTTCGCGAATCGCGACCGCTCGATCGGCGTGGATTCGCCGAACGCCATCGTCGTGCGGTTGCGGCGCAGCGTCTGTCAGCTTGCATCGGTCATCGGCGGCCCCACCAACTGGACCACGCTGGTGAGCGTCGAGTGCTACGGCCGTGCGGCGTCCGACGACAGCCCCGCCGACCAGGTCGTGGATGACGTCTTCGCCAAGCTGGCTGTCGACCCGACGTTGGGAGGCCTGGTGATGGAGTGCGTGCCTTACGAGGGCGACACCTTGAACTGGGATTCGGAAGAGCTGGACGAGAAGCTGGAATGCATTACCGCAATTTTTGAAATCAAACACCAAACCACCGGAAGGACACTGACGTGACCGACGCAACGAAACCAAAAAAAGAGGCTCCCGTGCCTTCGGCCGCAGTTCCGGTCGTGCAGCACGCCGAACCGCAACGGGGTGGCAGCTACACCCGTAATCTCGACACCGGCGAGCTGGAGCAAGTTCCAGCCGAGCCGGCAGCGCCAATCTCCCAGGAGTAAACCATGGTCTCTCGCCTGATTAAGAAAACCGCCATCTTGGCGAAGCTGGAAACCAACTACGGCGTAGACGCAGTGCCGACCGGCGCCGCCAACGCCATGTTGGCCAGCAACCTCAGCATCAACCCGCTGAACGCTAACAATGTCGACCGCGCACTGATCCGCGCGTACTTCGGCGCATCGGAGCAGCTGGTCGGCACTCGCTACATGGAGTGCGGCTTTGACGTCGAGCTGGTAGGTTCCGGCGTCGCCGGCACGGCGCCGGCCTGGGGCCCGCTGATGCGCTCCATCGGCTTTGCTGAAACGATCACCGCCGCGTTGCGCGTCGACTACACGCCGATCTCCGACGGCATCGAGTCGTCGACCATCTACTGGTATGACGACGGCGTCCTGCACAAGCTGCTGGGAGTGCGCGGCACCGCGACGCTGGACCTGTCGGTCGGCGTCAAGCCGGTCATCTCGTTCAAGTTCATCGGCATCTACGGCGGCATCGCCGAGCAGGTGGCGCCGACCACGACGCTGACGGCATGGAAGGTGCCGCAGATCGTAGTGGACGCGCAGTCCGGCGACGTGACTTTGGGTGCAACGCATGCGCCAACGACCGCGCCGGCCTTGGTCGGTGGCACGCCAGTCGTCAGCCAGGGTCTGACCATTGACCTGGGCATCGTCGCCACGTTCCAGCCACTGCTGGGCGAGGAGTCGGTAGAGGTAACCGACCGGGCTGTCACCGGCGCGATCAAGTTGAAAGCTTCGGCCGCGCAAGAGGTCGAATACATGGGCAAGGTACTGCTGGCGCAGCTGTCCAGCGTCGGCCTGCAGCACGGCACCGTGGTCGCCAACAAGATCATGGTCTTCATGCCGGGCGTCCAGTTCACCGCGCCGACCAAGGAAGAGCTCAATGGCCAGCGCCTCATCGGCTACGCCCTGCGCGCCGTGCCGGTTGCCGGCAACGACGAATTCCGTCTCACCTGCTATTAAACCCTGGGGCCGCAGCGCCCCTCATTCAAGGAATACACATGAGCACTAAGTACAAAACGATTATCAGCAACACCGCCCGCATTCCTGTAAAGGGCTCGATCTCCGATGCGGATGGCAATCCAGTGCCGTTTAAATTTGCCCTGATTTGCACGCGCATGAGCGCGAAGGAGATGAAGGACCGTCTGGTCGGCGGCGAGGTACTGATGCAGGAAGTCCTCCAGGAAGTGGCCAAGGGTTGGGAAAAACAGACCTTGGTTTTGGACGAAGACGACAAGCCGGCGCCGTTCAATGAAGACTCGTTCGCCGCTTTGCTTGAAATCAGCGGGATGGCGGCGGTGTGCTTCAACGCGTACGTCAAAGGGCAGGCGGCGACAGAAAAAAACTAGAACAGGTCGCGCGCTTCGCGGCGCTCGGCCTGATCGAAACCGAAGGCGCACTCGCCCGCGAGCAGAGGGTGGTGGACGAGGCGCTAGCTGCTATCGGGCTTGTGGCAGTAACGCCGGTCACTAAGCTCGAAGAACTGTATCTCTGGCCGGAGAACGTCCGGTCTTGGAATCTCTTCCATGCGGTGGGTACACAGTGGAACATCGGTGCTAATGGCGCCGTCGGTCTGAACTACCAGGGAGTCGAGATGGTGATGCGGAACTGGCGCATCAAGCGCCGCGATGAGCAGCGAGTATTTCGTGAAATTCAAGTAATGGAACGCGCGACTCTTCGCGCATGGGAAGAAAGAAAAGATGGCTGAGACTCGGGTAGTTATCACAGGCGATGCAAACCAGGCGGTGAGTGAGTTCCAGCGCTTGCTCGCCGTGGCGACCGGGTCCCTGCAGAATATCTCCGCGCTCGGTGGGTCGACTGCAAGAGTGATGGCAGGCATCGCCGGCACGGTCGCCGCCGCCAGCGCCGCCTACCTGAGCTTCGCCGGGATCATCAACGGCGTCAGCCAATCTATCGACCGGCTCGCCCAGCTCGACGACTCGGCGCAAAAAACCGGTTCGTCGGTTGTGGATAGTTTGTCGAAATTGCAGAAGGTCGCGATGATGACCAATGTCGAATTCGGCAACGTCGACAAGGCCGTCTTCAATTTGGCGAAGACCCTTGGCGCGGCTGGTGACGAATCCAACGCGGCGCGCAAAGCGCTGTCGGATCTCGGTATCTCCGCGAAAGATATCCAGGGCGAGGACACGGCCGCGACGTTTATCCGGATCGCGAAAAGCCTGCAAAATTACGAGGACGGCGCTGGCAAGTCCGCCGTCATGAACACGCTGTTCAAAAAGTCAGCAGAGGAATTGATGCCGTATATGAACGACGTCGCCGAAAGCGTCGACAAGTTCTCCGGCAGAACCCAGCAGGCGGCCACGCAGGCATCTGGTTTCCAGGATGCCATGGGTTTGATGAAGGTCCGGACGGCGGAAATGTACGATGTGCTGACCGACAGCCTGCTGCCGGCGCTGGCCGCCTTCACAGGCCGGCTGCTCGACAGCGACGGCGCCATCAGCCGACTATCCGGTCGCGTGGATGCATTGGGCAAAAGCGGCGAACTGCGCAAGTGGGCCGAGGACATCGCGGACAGTGTCGGTTACATCGTTAATGCGATTGGCCCAGCAGTGAAAGTTGCGGCGGCTTACTTCGCGCTTTTCGTTGCCGCGCCCGCGATCTACACGGCAGTCGCTGCTGTGGTCTCCACTTTGGTCGGGGTGATCGCAACCTATGCGATGAATGTGCTGATCGGCCAGACCGCGACCATCGGCCTCAACACTGCGTTGTTCGGTACTTCGGTACAGGCGGAACTGGCATCCGGAGCGCTGACGAAGATGCAGCTCGCTGGCAATGCGCTGTTCGCGGCATTCGCTGGATGGCAGATCGGGACTTACCTGCGCGATAACTTTGTCGAGGCGCGGCTCGCCGGCCTGACTTTCGTGGGCGTCATGCTCAAGGGTTGGGAGAACTTAAAATACGGCGGCACGATGGCGGTCGAAGCAATCAGCTTCGCCTGGGATTCTGCCATTGGCACGATGAAGGCCGCGCACGCGGGCTTCGTTTCCGCCGTCGCAAAAGGACTTTCGCTGATTGGTCAGGATGATCGCGCCGCCGAGATGGATGCGTATGCAGATAGCTTGCGCGCTGCCGGCGGCGCCGTCGGCACATTCACTGCACGCACGGCCGCGCTCAATGCGGCACATCAAGCGGAGATCGACACCATCGACAGGAACATCGTCGAGATGATGGCATATGAGATGTCCTCAAATGCCGTGGCGGCAGCAGATGGTACCGTCGAAGAGAATAAGAAAAAGTTATTGAAGGCCACCAAGGACAACACCGAGGCCATCAAGGCTGAGCGCGAAGCATACGCCGGCATTATCTCCGGAATCAAATCGAAGATTGCTGAAGGGCGCTTGGAATTGGCGCTCGATGCCAATGCGACCGAGAGCCAGAAGGCCCGTATCAAACTCGACCAGGAGCTGGCGTCGGGCAAGCTCAAGCTGAGCAGTGCGCACCAGGCCACCGTGCGCGGTGTACTCGACGAGCAGGCGGCCGTTGAACTGTTGCTGAAAACGCGCGCGACCGAGAAAGAGGTCGCCAAGTACATCGATCAGAGCACTACTGCCCGCTCCGCGTCGACCGCCCAACTGGCCGCGGAATACCAGGCGTACGGACAATCCAGCGACGCGCGTGAACTTGCGATGGTGGAGGTCAAAGAGCAGGCCGCTTTGGAGCAATTCCTGAGCCAGCAAAAAATTGCGGGTCGAGCCATCAGTGATGAGCAGATCATTCAGCTGAAAGGCGAGGCTATGGCCCGGGTTGCCGTCGAACAGGCGACTTTAGCCCAGTCCAAGGCGCTGGCATATGCCGGCTCACTGAAGACCGAGAATGCCAAGTTCGCAGCCGAATCTCTGGCGGATCCGAAGGCTCGTGCCGACGCGCTGCTGGCGATCGACGTCGACATGTGGCAGGAGCGGATTGCTATTGCTGGCGCTGGGACCGAAGCTCAGCGTTCGCTGCAAGGCGAATACAACACCTGGTACAGGAACCAATCCAAGAAGCTGCTGGTCGATGTCGACCTGACACGCGCTACCGAAATGTTGAAGATCATGGAGGCGGTAGATGATGCTGCGCGCCAGGCCGCCGCTGGTATGGAGGCATCCTTCGGGCGCATCGGATCGGCCATCGGTAGCCTGACAACCGCGTTGACTGGCTACCAGCGTGCGCAAGCGACGGTGGCCGCGCAGCTGGCAGCCGCTATCCTGGATGCGAAAGGCGATCCGACCAAGATTGCGCAGGCCCAGGCGCTAGCAGCGCAGCAGGGCGCGCAGGCGCAGATTAAGTCGTATGGTGACATGGCCGGCGCCGCGAGGGGATTCTTCAAGGAAAACAGCAAAGGCTATAAGGCGCTCGAAACCACTGAGAAGGCGTTCCGCGCTGTTGAAATGGCGATGGCAATTGAGAATACGGTACGCAAGAGCGGTCTGCTCGAAGCGTTCACGGGCTTGTTTGTGGCGAGCAAGGCGACCGAAACCACTGTGGACACGGCGGCGACAGGTACGTCGGTGGTCAACTCCGGAATCCGTGCGGCCGCCGACGGTGTGGCGGCATTCGCCAAGACGCTGGCGTCCATCCCTTTCCCATTCAACGTCGCGGCCGGTGCCGCCGTGGTGGCGCTACTGGCCGGCATGGGAGTGAAGATCGCTGGAGGCGGCGGGGGCGGAGGAATGACTTCTGCTCAGCGTCAGGAGACTCAAGGCACCGGTTCCGTTTTCGGCGATAAATCGGCAAAATCCGACTCTATCGCGCGCTCGATCGAATTGGCTGCGACCAACTCCAGCATCGAGCTCACGCACACCGCCGGTATGCTGGCCTCGCTGAAGGCCATCGAGAACTCTATCGGCGGCCTGGGCAACCTGTTGGTGCGCGGCTCGGGACTGACTGGTGAAATGCCTGCGGGCAGCAAGAGCGCTGCCGAGAACCTAGTCAACAACGACAAATTCCAATTGGTTTTTGGCGGCGTGATCGGCCTCGCCTTTAGTAAATTAGATCAGGCCCTGGGCGGCTGGGCCGGGAAAATCGCAAGTTCCGTCTTCGGAGGTAAAGTCACAACGCTCGACACCGGCCTCACGGCGAACGCGGCGTCTCTGGGTAGCATCGCCGCCGGCGGCCTGAATGCGCAGCAATACACCGACATCAAGAAGTCGGGCGGGCTATTCCATAGCGACAAATACGACTCGCCGAAGACCGAACTGGGAGCCGAGGCTAATGACCAATTCTCAAAAGTGATCCTGAGCCTGGCCACTGGCGTCAAGACCGCTGCCGAGCTACTGGGCGTGGGCGGCGACGAGTTCACCAGGCATTTGAACTCGTTCGTTGTCGACATCGGCAAGATCAGCTTGAAGGATCTGAAAGGCGAGGAAATCCAGTCCGCCCTCGAATCCGTGTTCGCCAAACTCGGTGATGACATGGCGCAGTTCGGTGTCGCCGGCCTGGAGCAATTCCAGCAGGTAGGCGAAGGTTATTTCGAGACGCTGACCCGTGTCGCGACGAACTACGCAAATCTGAACTCGATTATGGAATCGATCGGCACGTCATTCGGCGCCACCGGCACGTCCAGCATTGCAGCGCGTGAGCGGCTGATTGAACTGACGGGCGGTATCGATGGTCTGGCCAGCCAGACGTCGGCGTTCGCGAACAATTTTCTCACGGAGGCCGAGCGGCTGGCACCGGTGCAAAAGTACGTTACCGACCAGTTGGCAGCTATGGGCCTGCAGAGCTTGGACACACGCGACAAGTTCAAGGAATACGCGCTTGGCCTGGTGAACTCGGGCGCGCTCGCCACCGAGGCCGGCGCGCAGCGTTACGCGTCGGTGCTGGCCCTGTCGGAAGCGTACGCAAAAACGCATGTCGCCACGGTCGACCTGACGAAGTCGGAGCAGGCAATCGCCGACGAGCGCGTCGACCTGCGCAACCAGTTGGACGAGTTGACGATGACGCAGGCGCAGCTGGCAGCAAAGGCGCGCGCGGCGATCGATGGCCACAATCTGGCGCTGTACGACCAAGTGGTGGTGGCGCAGGCGGCGAAGGATTCAGCCGCCGCTCTGGCCAGCGTGAATGAGGGCTATCAGCAGCAGATCGACGCGCTGCTCAAGGCGAGCATGACGGTCGTCGAGGTACGGGCGATCGAAACGAGGGGAATGGATGCAACCACTCTGGCGCTGTACGACCGCCTTGAGGCGCTGAAGGCGGAGGCCAAGGCTGTGGTGGATGCGAAGGCCGCGACTGAGGCGCTGACCAAGGCCCAACGGGATGCGGCTGCGGCGCTGGGCAAGGCGCTGTTGACTGCGGTCGAGAGCGCATTCAGCGGCTTGACCGCCGCAGTCGGTGAGCAGAAGAAGTTGCTGGAGTCCGCACACAAAACGGTGATGGACTCCATTCAGGCGCAGATCGATAGGACCTCGGGTCTGGTGACGAAATTGACCTCGCTGTCGGACGCGCTGCACGGCACCCTCGACAGCATTCGCGGGCAGTCGGGTTCGGCGGTCGATGACCGTGTGTCAGCTCAAGCCCAGGTCGCCGCTGCACTTGCAGTCGCTCGGGCGAGTGGCGTGATGCCGGATGCGGATTCGTTGAAGGGCGCACTGTCTACGCTTAGCAAGGATGCATCCGATCAGTTTTCGTCTTATCTGGACTACCAGCGTGATCTATACAGCACGCAAAACAACCTGGCTGCGTTGGCCGACTTGACCGACGACCAGCTGGGAACAGAAGAGCGTGCGCTGATCATGCTGGAAAAGCAGAAAGATCTAGCGCAGCTGGCGTATGACGCGGAAGTGCTGCGTCTGGACGGCTTGATCGATACCGCCAAGGCCCAGCTTGACGTGCTGAACGGCATCAACATCGGCGTAGCTTCGATCCCGGCGATGCTGGCCGCGTTCGCGAACGCAATCAAAGCGGCTATGGCGAACCCTGTCGCCAACGTGGGCGCGACAACGGCAGACGCGTATTCGCAATTCTTGGGTCGCGCGGCATCGACAAGCGAGGTCGATTACTGGAAGGGCCAGGCCGGCAATGGCGTGGATGTTGTGGGCGCCATCAAAGGGTCGGACGAGGCCAAGATCCAGGCGCTGTACAAGTCCCTGCTGGGCCGCACGGGCGACGCTGCCGGCGTCGATGCTTGGGAGGCTGCGCTGGCTGCTGGCCAGTCGTGGGATGCGATCAAGGCCGGCTTCATCGCCAGCGATGAGTATAAAAAGCTGCATCCGCCAGGCTTCGCTGCAGGTGGTGACTTCATGGGCGGCCTGCGCATCGTCGGCGAGAACGGACCTGAGCTGGAGGCAACGGGGCCATCGCGCATCTTCAACGCCAGCCAAACGCGCTCAATGCTGAATGGCGGCGACAACAGCGAGGTGGTTGCCGAGCTGCGCCTGTTGCGCGCGGAGGTGAAGGAAATGCGCAACCGGGAGCTGTACGCGATCGCTAAAAACACACTCAACACCGCCGACTCGCTCGACGGCGCCATCAACGGCGAAACGCCAATCGCAACCAAAGAAGTGGAAACCGCATGATTATCCTGGACCCAATCGCGGTGTCCGCCCCCGGCGTGTTCGTCAGCTCTAATGTTCCGGAAGATGACGCGCCGATCCAGAGCCTGACCCGGGTGTATGCCGCCGGCGACCGGATCATGGACCCGGCGGCGCACATGCTCTACGACTCGAAGGTGGGTGTGCGGGCGCCGGTGACTATCTCTATTGCGTCACCGGGTGTGATCAACTGCGCCGCGCACGGGCTGGTCGCTGGCGTTCCAGTCTCGTTCGCGAGCACCGGTGCGCTCCCGACCGGCCTGCTTCCCAATGTCGTCTATTTCGTGGTGGCGCCGACGACGAACGCCTACTCGGTGAGCGGCACCGTCGGCGGCGCGGCGATCGCGTTCACCGGCAGCCAGTCCGGAGTGCACAACGTGACGGCCGGCCAAAACTTCAACCGGCCGCTGACAGACAAGACGTATTGGCTACCGGCCGGCGCGACCAATCGCTGGAAGATGCTCGACACCTACAACAACACGCAGACAGAGCGCGCTGAGTCCATCGTGCTTAACGTCAAGCCGCTGGCAATCGCGCAGGGCATCTTCCTGGGCAACGTCGACGGCGCGGAGATTGTGATTACGTCGACGGATCCAGTTGCCGGCACTGTCTACAGCCAGGCAACCAGCATGCAAACCTCGAACTCGGGCAGCAGCTTCTATCGGTGGCTTTTCGGACGCCGACGCCGCAAGAGCTATTTCCTCACCTTGGACCTGCCGCTCTATTACAACGCGACGGTCTCAATCACGATCAATAAGCCGGGCGGCGTCGCCAAATGCGGCATGTGCTGCATCGGGCCGGTCGAGGATATCGGTGGCACTTATTACGGGCTCGGAACCGACATCAAGGACTACTCGACGACCAGGTTCAATTTCGACGGCACCAGCGAGACAACCGAGCGTGGCTTCTCCAAGCGCATGACGATCGATGTGTTGCTGGCCAACGATCTGATCGACTACGTTCAGGAAAAGCTCGCCGCCGCACGCCAACGCACATTGGTCTACATAGGCTCCAAAGAATATGGCTCAACTGTGCTGGCCGGGAAGTTCTCTTCGTTCAAAAATGTGATCGAAGGCCCCAAGCACTCAAAAATGGCACTGCAAATCGAAGGGACTGTTTAATGCCGATCACAAAACTGATGGAAGGCCTGCCGAATCAATCGATGTCGCAGGCTGACTTCGACCAGGCGACTGGTAAATACATGGCGGACCTTCCCGCTTGGGGTACCGAGGCGAACGCGCTCGCTGCCGACGTCAACGCGAAGCAGGGTGCGGCAGCAGACAGCGCCGCCTTGGCCGGCACGCGTGCCACAGCCGCCGGCGCCGCAGCAGGCGCCGCTGACGACAGCGCCGACGCGGCGGCCTTGAGTGCATCCGCCGCGCATGCCAGCGAGGTGGCTGCCGCCGCGAGTGCTGTCGCGTCCGCCAATTCGTCCGCAGGTGTCACCGCGTCGAGCACCACGCCCCTGACGCTCACCAATGGTACCAAGGCATTTACGGTTCCCGCTGGCAAGCAGTTCCTGGGGGGCGTTCCGATGGTGGCCGTCAGCGCCAGCACGCCGGCCGCAAAAGCGTTCGGGGTGGTCGCGTCCTACGTCGGCACCACGCTGACGCTGACGATCACCCACGTGGAAGGACCTGCCGGAACCTATGCCGACTGGAACATTTCGCCCGCTGGCGCGCAGGGCGGTACCGGCGGCACCGCCGGCGGCCAGCTGACCGGCGCCCTCGACGAGAAAAAGGGCACCGCGCCGGCCAGCAGTGCGACGCCGGACATCTGGGGCGCCGGTGGCAACTACGTCCCGATCACGCAGACGGCGGCGATCACCGGGTTCCCAAATGCGCCGCAGCCCGGTGCCAAGCGCACCTTGCGCGCGGAAGCATCGTTTCCCATTACGGCAAGCGCCACTCTGGACGTGCACGGGGGCTCAACGACGATCAATATCGGAGATGAACTTGACGTGGTAGCCGACACGGTTTCAGTGTTCCGTGTCACGGTTCGCCGCAATAACGGCGGCGGGTCGGGTTCGCCGGGCCGAGTAGTGCGGGTCTACAAGACTTCCACCGTCTTCACCGCCTCCGTTACCGGGTGGCACACGATTATTTTAGAAGCGGCTTCTGGATCCGGCGCCGTTGCTATGGCACACAATAACGACCGGGCCGCCGCCAGTGGTTCCTCGACCGGCGGGATTGTGATCAAAACATTTTACGCGGTGGCAGGCGATACTTTCGTGCTCAATCTCGGGTCGAGGGGGGCATCGGTATCGCTCACGGGCGCCGCTCCGGGTGCTGTCAACGGCAACGACGCCGCCGATTCGACCTTTGTTGGCGGTTCCGTATCACTCACAGCCGGCGGCGGAAAGAAGGGCAACGCCACTGTGGGTTCAACTAATTCCACCGTTGCAGCCGGCGCTGCCGGCGGCACGGCTTCCGGTGGCGACTTCAATTTTCCGGGCAGCCCTTCGGGGACGGTCACTGTCACGCTGACGGGTTCCGCAATCAGTGCCGCTGGGGCATCGGGGGGCGCCGCACCGCCTTACAAGGGAGTCGCCAACAAAAGCGGAGATGTACAAGTGACTAGCAACGGAACCGGGGGGGTGATGGCGGCCTCTGGCGGCGCCGGTGTTGGCGGCAAAAGCGGCGACGCCACGGCGGTAAATTCAACCGCGACCAGCGGCGGCGGCGGCTCGGATTCGGCATCCCCTAATGCCACTACTTCTTCACCTGGGGTGGGTGGGGCAGGTGTCGATCCCGATTTTGCGGGAAATCTCGTCGCTGCGCCATTTAACTTTACGGGGGCTGGTTCTCCTTCAGTAGCGGGCGGCACTAGCACTGGAGGGGGTGTATCGGGCGCAGGCAGTGGTGCTTTGATTTTGTCATCCGGGTCCAGCGCGGCTACAGGCATTGCAGCTTTGATGGGAGGCACCGGGGGGATCGCTTGCACTACCGCTTCCAGCGGTGCGGTGTTGAATAGCGGTACTTCAAACTACGCAGGCGGAACAGGCGGTGTTGCTTTAGCCTCCAACACTACCGTAGGTGCCACCCTGATCTCGGGTAATGGCGGTGTGGCGCTCGCAACTATCATCTCGCCCTAAGGAGCAAAAATGAGCGGAATTCTTTACACTTGCGCCGGCGACGAGCTGCCCGGCGATGCGGAACTGATCAACGCCGACGGTGTGCACTTCACCACGATCGTAGCCTCGCGCTGCCACGCTGAATGGTACTGCACCAGCAACGGCTACACCTGGCGCTGGCGTGAGGGCATCGATCCCGAGGATCCGACCACCTGGCCGGCGCCGCCGGAGGATCCGCAACCCGAACCGGAGCCGGCAAAATGAGCCGCGCCGCCGCCCGGCCACTGGCGGAGCGCCGCACGCATCACCGGCGCAAGTCGATTCAGGCGCACGCGGGTTCGGTTTTTCGATTCTACATCGGAGGCAACGCCATCGTCAGCTGGTACGTGGCGATGACCGATCCGCGTTCGCTGCTGCACTTGATCGCCTCAACGCCCGAAGGCATGGTGCTCGCGTGGGCGGTGATGCTGATCGGCGCTTGGGCGCTGGCCGACGCGATCATCAACGACGTGCTGCCGTGCCGCTTCCGGTGGCCGCTGGCGCTGGCGCAGCGCCACTTCATCCTGGTGGGCATGGCGTTCGGCTACGTTGCCCAGCTCTATATCGCGGTCAGCACCGCGCGCCCAGCTTCGCTGCTTGTCTATTACGTCTGGCACACGTCGGTCATCATGGCCGTCGCCTTTATCGACGCCACCCAGAGATCAAAGGATCAAGCATGCAAAATTACGGCCTCCTAAAAAAAGCGGCCTGGACTTGGTTGGCGATGTTTTGGAGCGCCAGTGCGTGGGCGGCCACGACGACGTTCGCCAGCGACCTTTCGAAAATCCCAGCAGCGGCCGTCGCCGTGGCGCTTGGCCTGTCCCTGATCGGCGGTGCCGCCGCCACGCTCCGCAAGATCGCCAGCCCTGACGTGGTCATCACCAACATGCGCTGGGTCGTCGCCAGCGACATGTTGATGGCAGTCGTGGCCGGCTTGGTCACGTATTCGGTGATCGCCTGGCAGGAATTCCCGCTGCTGTTGCAGCCGGGCTGCATCACGATTGCGGCGTTCGGCGGCTCGCGCGTGCTGGATCGCTACCTCGGCGCCGGCCTGGCGCAGGTCGACCGCCTCGCAGGCAAACCACAAACTGAAGGAGTTCAACCATGAACCTGACGAAGAACTTCACGCTGGCGGAGCTGACCTATTCAGCCACGGCCGTGCGCGACGGGCTGGACAATACGCCTTCCGTCACCGTGATCGCCGAACTGCAGCGTACCGCTAACATGATGCAGCGCATTCGCGACTACCTGTCGACGCTGCAGGACCGCGATACGCCGCTGTCCGATATCAGCGGCTATCGCGCGCTGCAGGTCAATCGAGCAGTAGGCAGTTCGGATACCAGCGATCACGTCAAGGGGATGGCGGCCGACTTCAAGGCAGCTGGCATGACGCCCTACGATGTCTGCCAAGCGCTGGCGCCGAAGATGGCGGAGTTGGGCATCGGCCAGCTCATCAACGAACTGACCTGGGTGCACGTCGGCCGGCCGGTACCCGCCAAGGCGGTCAACCGGATCATCACCATCGACCGCCACGGCACGCGGCCGGGAATTATACGGGTGCGACTGTGAGCGCGCTCGGCGACATGGCCAGCGCCGCCGGTGGTGCAGTGACCGGCGGCTTGTGGAAGGTCGGCGCCATTGTGCTTGCCGGTCTGCTGGTGCTTACCGGCGGATCGCTGGGCGGCGGCTGGTGGTTGGCGGCGCACGACCGCGACAAGGCCGAGGTGGCGCTGCGGGTGGAGCAGGGTACCAGCGCCGCGCTGCGCGCCGGCATCAACACCCAGAATACAGCCATCATTGCCTTGGGCAAGGAGAAGCTGAAGGCTGAGGCGCGCGGCCTAGCCGCCCAGCAGCTCGCCGCAGCAAATGGCAAACGCTTCGATGCTGCCTTGGCGGCGGCCGCCGGCAAGCGCGCGACCACCTGTGCCGAAGCTATGCCCATCGTCGACCAGTTGCTGAAGGACATCAAATGAAAAAATGGATCTTGCTGAGCGTGCTGCTGGCCGGCTGCGGCGCACTGCCGCCGGCCACCCAGCGGGTCGACATTCCCGTTCTTGCTCCGTGTGTAAAGGAGGTGCCGCCGCGCCCCGATTATGAGTTTGGGAAGATGTCGATCTCCGATGCCGATGGCGAGAAGGTCCTGGCGCTCGCGCGCGATTGGCCGCGAGGTCGTGCCTACGAGCAAAAGCTAGAGGCGGTGATTGCGGGATGCCTATAGCTAGTATTGATAATTTGATAAATCGCAAACCATAGGATAGAGGCTCGCCATATCATCGTGCGTTTTGAAGGAATCGAACGATGGTAAAAAGTGCGCCTACCCTGCCAAATGACCTCCGCGACATCTTGTCCAACTGGGTCGGATTGGCGAATGCCACGGTTGCGCCGCAACTAGACGGTGACGATTGGCTGCGTTTAACGCGGGCCGCACAGGCCGTCGAGATGATGATCCAGAAGGAAGATGTCCCGGTCACCGCAGCAGCGACCGTTGCACATCTCTTGCGCGCCATGGCCTTGCACTGGAAGGGTGGGGACCAGCACCTTGACCAGCATATCGCGGTAGTGCGTGCATGGCTGAAAGGCCTGAGAAAATAGCGCGATGCTGGCGACCTCAGGCGGCCAGCTCGATCGGTTCGCCCATTTCCGGGCCGTCTGCGCCGGTGTTTAGCGCACGGGTGACCGGAAACCATTCGAAGAGCTCGACGTCGAGCATCGCGGTGCGCGCCAGGTGCTCGGCTTCTTCGGGCGTCAACGCCGGATCCAGCCAGCGGCGCGCGTCCTCGGCGCTGACCGCGACGGGGCGGCGGTCGTGCACGTCGACCATGCCGCCCAGGGAATCGGCGGTGACAAGCACGAAGCCCGCTTCTTCGCGGTTCTCGACGAACGGCCCGAAGTTGGCCAGCGCCAGGAGGAATAGCGGCTCACGATCTCTCCGATGGATGTGCCACGGCTGCTTCGATCCCTTTTCTCCGGTCCACTCGTACCAACCGTTTGCGCACACGATGCCGCGCCCGGCCCGGGTGAGCGGCTTCCAGTAGGCGCCGAGGAGCTTCTCGACCTTGGCATTGACTGCGATCGGGATTTTTTTCCTCGGCGGGACCGGTTTCGCGGCCGCAGCCCACGCAGGGCGGTAGCTCCAGAACACGTCGTCAGCTACCAGGCGGCCTCCGTCCATGTGCAGCACCGGCCTGTACGTGCCGGGCGGCACGTTCCAGCGGCCCGCCGCCTCACTGCGATTCAATACTTCGTCCACCCAGTCGAAGTTGACGAGGAGGCGGCTAATGTCGTTCTGATCTAGGCGTCCACACATGCAGTTATCATAACCCGCGTCACCTTTTTGATATACTGTACGCGCATACAGTATTTATCAGGTGAAATAAATGAAAGCGTGGGTAGCAAGAAGGCGGTCGGGCGGCGCGCTGCTCGATGAGCCAATCCAATTCGCGGCGTCGCCCGAGCTGCTGGAGCTGCTGGTGGTCGAGGTAACCGATCAGGGCAAGCGCCGCCCGTCAAGAGTCGCGCGCCTTTTTCTGGCCGGCTCGCGGGTGCCGCTGGCGCAGCTGGTCACGCCGCGCCTGGTATGGGGCAACGGCTGGGACCTAGTGCTTAGCGGTGCCGAGGAGGGGCAAGCCGAGGGCGGAATTGCCGGAGTGGCGCAGTCGTGGATTTGCCGGCTCGCGCCGCCCCCGTATGCCGTCGGCTTTCTGGCGCGCCACACGCACAAGGACGGTGTGGAACTCAGGAAGGGCGCGATCTTCGATCGTTACGCGTCCAGCACCAAGGGCAAGCTGGTAGTGGCCAGTGCGCACGCCACCTCCCTCGGCCGCCAAACGATGCGAGCCGACCTGACTCGTGGGAAAGATCGGGAGAGGACTTTTGGAGGTGCCTTGGTTGACGTCGAGCTGGGGTGGATGTCCGAAGAGCGGTTCTCGCTGATCGGGTTCCAGCAGCACGAGGCCTATGAGAGCCGGCCGGCGCGGCTAGTGCGCCAGGGCTGGCTCTGCGAATACGAAATTGAGGAGCCGGAGGATGACCGGCGCCGGCGCAAAAACGGTGACCTGCGTTGAGGCGTAACTTTCGGCGTAACTGGGTTCAGCGAGCTGGTAGCTTTATAGGGGAAAGCACCAAGCCATCATCGGTACGAGGCATATCGGTCTAGGTTGAGAGAAATTGGTGTTATTCTCGAGCTATCTTTTTTGACAATGGTCCAAGTTCCATGAAAATTCCTAAAGTATTTATTTCGTATTCGCATGACTCGCAGGCTCATAAAGAGTGGACCATGAATTTTGCAATTCGTTTGCGTAACTCTGGTGTTGACGCGATTCTTGACCAGTGGGAGTTACAGCCTGGTGGGGACATACCGCACTTTATGGAACAGAATTTGGCATCTGCCGATCGAGTACTGATGATATGCACGGGTGCATATGTAGCAAAAGCGAACTCGGGGGCCGGCGGGGTCGGGTACGAAAAAATGATCGTCACAGCCGATCTCATGAAGTCAATCGAGTCTGCTAAAGTAATTCCAATCATTCGTCAGGATGGCGGACGCACGGTTCCCACGTTCCTCTCTTCTAAATATTTCATTGATTTTTCCGGCGCGGACAATGAATATGCCTATGATGAGCTTGTCCGCACTCTCGTAGGTGCGCCTTTATTCGTAAAACCGCCTATATCGCATGATCTGTTCAAGCCAGTTGCACAGACTCCTGCAGAACCTACAATCGACAATGTCCGGATGGTGATGCAGGTAGTGGTATCGCTCTTCGAGAAAACGCCGGATACGTGGATACTTTACGCGCATGTTTTGAAGGCCGCACCGGTATCCAGAATACTGCTCGATTTCGCAATTGATGAAGCTTTGCAGCAAGGCTTACTTGCTAGAGATTCTCTAAATAGGATAGGAATTAGGTCTTCCGGTAAGGAATACGCCGTGTTGCATAAGCTAATCCGGAGCTAGTTGGTGACAAGAACTTAGGGGGGCAGTTTTTGCTTGTAGGTATATTTTTAAGGACATAGGTCTGGCGTACTTTTGAAGCCGTGATGATGGCGATTGTGCGCTTACACCGCTGGCACTGAATTCGGTTCCAGATCGGGGAATCGCATTGTGCGGGGACGGCTAAATTTTTCTGGCGGGAAGATGGTAAAGAGCAGTATAACTATTTGATTATATTGGTTTTTCGTTTCCGGCAAGCGGCACCAGAACTCAGCATTAAGAAATACCAAGAAGTACCGAGACCCGCTTTTCCCATAGGAGAAGCGGGTTTTTTGCTGTCCCCGGACGTTTAATGAATTAGCATGAAATACCAACATCTGGTTGGTCTTTTTGTTGGTACTTACCTCAGCAGGTAAAAAAAGTACCAACACCGGAGTCAACTATGGCACTGACAGACACCTTTATCCGGCACGTCAAGCATAGTGGTGCGGCTGCGGGAGATAAGCATTCCGACGGGCAGGGCATGTTCTTGCTGGTCAAAAAGACGCACAAGTACTGGCGTATGAGCTACAGATGGCTCGGTAAGCAAAAGACGCTGGCGCTTGGTGTTTATCCTGAAGTTTCGCTGGCGCAGGCCCGCAAGCTTCGCACTGAGGCTCGCGAGGCCCTGGCGGCTGGCATCGATCCAAGCCAACTCAAACGCGAGACTAAAGCAAACAAGGTTCATGAGGCAGCCAACACTTTTGAAGGGCTGGCGCTGGCGTGGCTGGCGATGATGTCGCATAGCCGCTCAGCTGGCACCCAGGAGAAGGTGGCGGCCTGGTTGAAGCATGACCTGTTTCCCTACCTTGGCAAGCTGCCGGTAGCGTTGATCAAACCGCGTGACATCCTTACAGTGGTGCAGAAGGTTGAGGCACGAGGCGCAATTGATTCGGCCCATCGCATCAAGCAGGTCTGCGGCCAGATCATGCGATATGGTGTGGCGATTGGCGTGGTGGAGCGCGATGTCACGGCGGATCTGAGGGGCGCGCTGATCTCTGTGCCGCGAACTAATTTTGCCGCGATCACGGAGCCAAAGCAGGTCGCGGCCCTAATGCGTTCCATATACGGCTATAACGGCCATTTTGTGGCAGTGGCGGCGCTTAAGCTCTCGCCCCTTCTGTTTGTGCGTCCGGGAGAATTGCGGAGCGCAGAATGGCTGGAATTCGATCTGGACGCGGCGGAGTGGCGCATCCCCGCAGCGAAAATGAAGATGAAGGTCGAACACATGGTGCCGCTGGCGCGGCAGGCGGTGGAGATTCTGCGCGAACTGCATCGGGTGACAGGCCACGGAAAATTTGTGTTTCCGAGTTTTCGCACCGACGATGCATGTATGAGCGAGAACACCATCAACGCCGCATTGCGCGGCATGGGCTACGCGAAAGAAGTCATTGTTCGTTTGCTGGCCGGATTGACCCTCTCGAATTGACCCTCCCTCCAGGTCCTCGCGAACGCCGCGACCCTGTCGTAAGACCCCTCGAACCCCAACTCCTTTAAATCCTCGTGGATCTGTTTCAGCGTGCGCCGCTGCTTGCGGGATCGCGCCGCCTCGGTCTTGAGCATCGCCGAAAGTTGGAAAGCGTATTGGTCGATGGCCCGCTTGGAGCGCCGCTCAGCGTAGGCCGGCTCTATGGTTTCCGAGCGCAGGTAGCGCCGGACGGTGTTCCGCGAGATGCCCAGACGCCTGGCAATCTCTCTCAATGGGATCTGGTCACGAATGTGCCAGCGTCGAATAATGCCTAGTAATGCCAC